GGTGATAATCACTTTATCGCCCCTGTATGTTTCGGCGGTAATGATGTCGTTTTCATTATCGCTTGGAACAAAGGGAATGTGGAGATTGTTTCGGTAGCCGATAACGCCACACAAATATAAACACTTGAAATCAGTAAACTCATTGAGTTCAATCTCGGTGTTCACGGGCATATTTAGACTAACTTTTTGTGAATAATCGCCAATTAAGCACTTGGCACAATGAACTGTCGGGTCAAAACCTCTTATGTATTTTAGCCAAAAGTACCTAAATCCCGTAACTTTGGCGTTTTCCGTAACAAATTTTATTTTCATACCAACATTATAATATAATCATATAGGGTTGCAATGTTTTTCATCGGTATATCAAAAAGAAGTTTAGTAAGTTATGGCATACATTACGCAGGCAGCATGGGGGAGAAAACATAATTTTACCCGACAATATGTAAATAAGTTGGTAAATAACGGAACAATAAAGCTCCATAACGGAAAAGTGAATGAAGAAACCGCCGATATGGCTATCGCCGCTATCCGCCAGCCTATGAAAACCAGTAAAAATGCCACAGACGGAATGGACGCCCTCGGAAATTTATCAACAGTACTCTTAAAAACCCGTATAAAAAGCGAAATTGAAAAAGTCAAATATCTTGAAACGAAAAACAAAGAGGCTGAAAAATCTTTGGTTTCGGCAGATGGTGTGAGGATAGCCGCCTTTAATAAAGGACGAATGGTGCGTGATGCCCTCTTAAATATTCCCGACCGTGTGGCGTCAATCCTAGCCAAAGAAACTGATACCAACCGAATACACGAAATTTTAACTAAAGAAATACGCCAGATTATTGAGGAAATATTAGAAAGTGGCTGACGCTTTTATCATTTATAACGAGGGATTTAATGCCGGTTTAAAGCCAGACCCGCTCTTGAATATCTCGGAATGGGCAGACAAATACAGGGTTCTTTCGCAAAAAGCCTCGGCAGAACCGGGAAAATGGCGAACTTCACGAACGCCATATTTAAAAGAGATTATGGACTGCCTTTCTCCGTATTCGGGAATTGAGCGCGTTGTTTTTATGAAAGGCGCTCAAATCGGCGGAACAGAGGTAGGAAATAATTTTTTGGGCTATATCGTGCATTTATCCCCAGGGCCGGTTATGCTTGTTATGCCAACGGTGGACGGAGCAAAAAGAACATCTAAAACCCGTATAGACCCGATGTTTGCTGCAATTCCTGAATTAAAGTGCGTTATCAGCGACCGTCGTTCCAAAGACGCCAGCAATACAACCTTGATGAAAGAGTTTCAGGGCGGTGTATTGGTTTTAACCGGTGCGAACTCCGCCATTGGCTTACGTTCTATGCCGGTACGCTATATTTTTCTTGATGAGATAGACGCATATAAAGGAGATGTCGAGGGCGAAGGAGATCCTGTCAATTTGGCAATCAAGCGAACAAGCACCTTTAACCGCCGTAAAATTTTTATGGTTTCCACGCCGACAATCCAAAGCGTGAGCCGAATAGAATATGAGTACGAGCAATCAGACCAACGTCATTATATGGTACCGTGTCCTTATTGTAATAAAAGGCAGTTGCTTAAATGGAAACAAATCCATTGGGAAGATGATGACCCGCAAACGGCTGTTTATATTTGCGAATATTGCGGCGGTATAATTGAGGAACATCACAAAACGTGGATGTTGGAGAATGGAATTTGGGAAAAATCCAATCCGAGCAGTAAAATTGCCGGGTTTCATTTATCTTCTTTATATTCGCCGGTTGGCTGGTTTTCATGGGCTGACGCGGTTAAACAGTTTTTAGATGCCAAAAACAAGGATAATCTGTTGAAAGTCTGGGTTAATACCGTTTTGGGCGAAACTTGGCTTGAAAAAGGCGAAGCTCCTGAATGGCAGGTTCTCTTTGATAAACGCGAAGATTACCGGCAAGAACTTGTCCCGAGTGGCGGTTTATTCTTAACTGCCGGCGCAGACGTCCAAAAAGACCGTATAGAGTGTGAGGTTGTTGCTTGGGGGAGAAACCACGAAAGCTGGTCGGTGGGCTACTTTATTATAAATGGCGATACCGCCAGAGAGGATGTCTGGAATGAGCTGACAGATTTTTCCCGGCGTTATTTTGAGCATTCGTCCGGCGCTATGCTGCCAATCTCCCGTTTTGCCATTGACAGCGGTTTTGCAACGCAACAGGTTTATAATTGGGTACGCAAACAACCGCTGAATTTTGCAATGGCAGTCAAAGGAACAGACAGCGGCGTTACACCGTTAGGTCTTCCGACTAAGGTTGACCTTAATATCAATGGTAAAAAACTTCGCCGAGGGGCTAAGGTTTGGACAGTCGGAACTTCCATTCTTAAGTCTGAATTATATCAATTTTTGAGGTTGACTCAAAATGAAGATGAGAGCTTTCCGGCCGGATATTGCCATTTTCCTAAATATGACAGCGAATATTTTAAGCAGTTGACGGCTGAACAGTTGGTTACAAAGGTCGTTCGAGGTTATCAAAAGAGAGAATGGCAGAAGACAAGAGAACGTAACGAAGCTTTGGACTGCCGCATTTATGCCCGAGCGGCCAGTATCTGCTTTGGCATAGAACAGTTCTCCGAAACAAAATGGCGCAATCTGGAAAAAACTCTAATTCCGGAAAAACAGGAAACAGCGGAAATACCGGTAAAGAAAAAACCTAAAATTAGCTTTTCACCCAACATAGTCAAAGCGCAAGACCCATATTTATAAGGATTTAAGATGACAAAAGTTGAAATTTTACAAAAACAGCTAGAGGAAGCGGAACAGGCATACCATGAGTTAATGATTGGTGCACGCACTGTTAGCGTTAATGTTGAGGGTGTCGGTTCTACGTCATACGCTCAAGCCGATTCCTCCAAGCTGAAAGAATATCTTTTATACCTACAAGCAGAAATTGGAAAAGCTAAGGGACTGAAAAATCGTAAGGTTATCAAAGTGAGTTTTTAACTATGGATGACACAAGTTATAAAGGCGCGTCTTTATCGGCTAAGGAATTGCTGAGCTGGCGGCCGTTACGACATTCTGCAGATATGGAACTGGATGGGGAGTTATCGACTCTTGTTGCCCGTTCTCGAGATTTAATCCGCAATAATGGTATTGCCAGCGGGGCAATACAAACTCTTGTTGACAATGTTGTCGGTAACGGTTTAAAGCTCGTTTCAATTCCAGACCACAGAATTTTGGGATTGGATATTGATTATCTGGAAGAATGGGCGCGAAAAGTTGAGAGCTTATGGCGTATTTGGTCGGAAAGCGTATATTGTGATGCCGCACGGAAACTTAACTTTAACTCGCAAACAGCTCTTATTTTTCGGTCTGTTATTGAAAACGGAGAGGCTCTGGCATTGGTTTTATGGCGTGAAAATTCAGCCAATCCGTTTGCAACCTGTTTTCAACTTCTGGAACCAGACAGATTATCAAACCCAGATTTTAAGCAAAATAGCGAATTTTTACGCGATGGTATCGAAATTAATCAGTATGGAGAAGCTGAGAATTATTGGATAAGCAAATATTATCCCAATGACTATTATTACGGTCAGGATGTCAATACATGGCAAAAAATTGCAGCACAAACACCTTTTGGGCGGAAATTGATTTTACATGTCCACCATCCTGAGCGTATCGGGCAAAATCGCGGCAAACCGCTTTTTACTTCCATAATGCCGCTTTTTAAGATGTTAGACCATTATGAGCGTTCCGAACTAAAAGCCTCGGTCGTTAATGCAATGATAGCAGCATTTATTGAAACACCGATGGACAGCGAATCAATCGCCGAAATGTTTGGCGAATCCGTAGATGATTATTTGGAAAAACGTAAAGATTGGAGTGTTAAGCTCGAGGGTGGCTCAATTATTCCGGTATTTCCCGGCGATAAAGTTTCTGCATTTACGCCCAGCCGCCCAAATTCCAGTTATGCCGCTTTTGTTGAAAATGTCCTGCGGCATATCGGAACTGGCCTGAATATTCCGCTAGAATTGTTGATGAAAGACTTTTCTAAAACCAATTATTCTTCAGCCCGAGCCTCATTAATTGAGGCTTGGCGTTTCTTTAATGGTCGAAGAAGTTGGATAATTAATTATTGGGCTAAACCGGTTTTTGAGCTTTGGCTTGAAGAAGTTGTAAACAAGGGGCTGATTGAAGCCCCTTGTTTTTACGAAAACAAAGCAGCGTGGTGTCGTTGTAAATGGATTGGCCCGGGTCGCGGTTGGGTTGACCCCGTTAAAGAAGCCCAAGCCTCACAAATCCGTATGGAAGCCGGATTATCAACCCTAGAAGATGAATGCGCTTCACAGGGCTTAGACTGGGAAGAAGTCTTAATGCAAAGAGTACGAGAACTTAAACGGATGAAAGAACTCGGCCTCAATGCTTCCGATGATGGAAATATGAAACTTATTAGCCAAGAGGAAAATACAAATGAAAATATGGAACAAAATAACCAATGAACCGTGGGCTACGACAAGTGATACACTTGAAAATATAATAAATATAGCCAAACGGCAAAATGCCAACCCGGCAGCCATTGCAGCGCAATTGGGGAGGAAGTTGCAAAGTACTTATGCTGTGTCAGTGAGAAATAATGTTGCTGTTATTCCCATTCATGGCCCGTTGTTCCGCTATGCTAATCTTTTTACGCTAATCAGCGGCGCAACCTCCTATGAACTTCTAGCCAGAGATTTTAATTCTGCATTGGCAGATGAAAGCATAAAAGCAATTTTGTTTGATATTGACAGTCCCGGCGGAGAAGTCAACGGTTGTTCTGAATTGGCTGATATGATCTACAATGCGCGGGGTAAAAAGCCCATAATCGCTTATGCCTCCGGAAGCTGCTGTAGCGGAGCTTATTGGATAGCCTCTGCTTGTGATGAAATTATCGTGACAGATACCGCATTGGTCGGCTCTATAGGAGTTGTTGCAGTTTATGAAAAACAAGACAGCGAAAACAAAATTGAAATTGTGTCTTCTCAAAGCCCCTTAAAACGTATTAACCCGGAAACTTCTAAGGGATTAACTCAGATACAATCCCGACTAGATGCATTAGCAGAAGTTTTTATCAATAAAATTGCGACTTACCGCAATATCTCAATCGAAACCGTAATCAAGGATTTTGGTCAGGGAGACGTTTTTGTTGGAAAAAAGGCGATTTGGCAAGGTCTGGCTAATCGCCAAAGCTCTTTTGAGCGGATTTTAACAGACCTTAACAAAGAAAAGGAAAATGAAAACATGAACGAAAATGAGATAAGAGAACAGGAGCGTCAGAGAATGAGAGATGTCTTTGATAGTGCCGAAGTTCAAGGCCGAGAACAAATAGCAAATAAAATGCTGGTTACAACAGACCTTTCATCATCTCAAATTATTGAGATTTTAAAAG